GACACTGATCGCCAAGTATTAAAGTATATGTCGTCCCCGCTTGTGCATTGATTGCAATTTCAGAAACGATTGATCCTGTTACTTCAATGCCTGTGGAGGTTGTGGCTAGCTTTTGTGAGCCGTAGTGGTAGAGGATAGCTTCACCAGTAGAGCCGTCTGCTCTGAAGTAATTTGCTGTACTGCCAGAACCATCGTCGCTGTTGATAACTACGTCTTTATCGTTCTCTAAACTCTGAAGTACTAAGTTGCCCGTACTGGTATTTATTTGATTGTTGGTTCCATTGTGAAAAAGCTGAAAATCTTGACTATCCCCAAGTTTAATTACAACGGAATCTCCTAATGACAAAGCTCCTGTCATTGTGCCACCAGCTTTAGGAAGTGCGTTGTCAGCAGTTGTTCCTTGAGCCGCTGTAGCATAGTCTGAAGAATCAAATGCTTTAACTTGCGCTAGATTCGTTACCTCAGAATCCATTAATGCTCCTGCGGCAGTTACGTTGGTTGCATCGGTTACATCTGCGGAGGCTTCTATGCCGTCTAACTTAGTACCGTCAGTAGCAACGTCTCTACCATCTACAGTGCCTCCTACCTGAATATTTGTAAAAGTAAGAATATCACTAAAAGCAAGAATAGTTGTTGTATTTAAACTTGTTGTGTTTAAAGTACCTGTTACTGTAGCCCCGGTGGAACTGGTTTCAAACTTTTTAACATCATTATGATAAAGTGCAACCCCGGCATCTGGAGTGGCGATAAGCATATCTTCTAAGCCATTAGCATTTGTGACTTTGAAAGTATTTGCTTTAACGGTGAGATCACCAGAACCTGCTTCAGCAATCGTTGACTCTGTTGCAGTTGCTGAGATAACTAAACTACCTATTCCGCCTCCAGTTCCAAAGCGGGCTTGATCGTTGTTCCCAAAGAGAATGTCATTACCGTTAGTGGATAACTGGCCACCTAATTGAGGCGTAGTGTCTTCGGATATATTTTGTAGTGCAGAATCTGCTGTGGAACCTTGCGCTGACGTTGCGAATGCGCTAGCTTCGTTTCCGTCCAACAGATCAGCATCAAGGCCAGAACCAGTACCGTCCACCGTTTTAATAGCAGTAAGAATTTCGGATGCAGTCTGGTCTGCGGTAGCTCCAGTTTCAATACCGGATAGTTTAGTCTTTTCAGCGTCAGTAAATGCATTTGTGTCTGAGTTGTTTTCGTAAGCGGTTTTAATTTCGGCGTCTGTTTGATCCGCAGTAGCACTTGCTTCAATACCAGATAACTTAGTACGCTCAGTAGTTGTTAGAAATAAATTAGTAGACCCTTCAGTAATATCATCAGAGTCACCTGAGAGTTCTGACAGAGCATCTTTAGATTGTACCTGAGAGTCAACGTAAGTCTTTGTAGCGGCATCTTGTGCAGAAGTAGGGTCGCCTATGTTTGTTATCTTATTTGTCTGACCATCAAGCTCTCCGCCAAGCTGAGGAGTAGTGTCGTTTACAATATTAGCGTTAATGCTTGCCGCAGAGTTAGCGGCTTGAGTAGCTGAAGCGGCGGCGGCAGTGGCAGAGGCGTCTGCTTCTACGGCTTTCTGTGTAACAATTGAAACGGTAGTGTCTGTAGTAGAGTCACCTTGACCGCCTGTACCACGAAAGATAGCCATTCACATCTCCAGTTTAAATAAGATAGGGGAGCCTGAATAGACTCCCCCGAATGTAGCTTTATGCTACAGATACAACTATGGCGCTTTCAGGCCGTAGTACTTTGACACCATACAGAGTATCTGCGGTGTACAAGTTAGCAAGGAATTCTTGCTTGTATTGTGTTTGAGACCGAATGCCCATTTGCTCTGCAAGGACAAACGCATCTTTGTGCAGGAAGAAAATTCCCTTTGCGGCTGTGCCAGTTGTTGGGCAGTTTGTAGTAACGTAAATATTTACGCCATACAATTGACCAATCAAACCGTTTTGAACAACTCCGCTATCAACAAAGTCACGAGAACTGTAACGTTGCTCGCCCATAATAACATTACGGACTGAGGGAGGAATAATCAACGAACGTGAGTCCATAGGAACATCCGCGTCATCAAGTTTTTGAATCATGTTACGGAATGCCGCATCGGAGAATGCACCGAGGTCACCCGCACCGTCATCATCAAAAGCTTCAAGAACACCGTTTGAACCAATCTGGAACGAGTTATCGTTGATAAAGGTTGTGCCGTTACCGTTAGAGCCGATAGACTTACCAAGCTCAAACAAGTGGTTATCAATCTGAGTAGCAAGCGCATAACCTGCATCTTCAGTGTAGAACCGGCGTAGAGAATCTAACGCTTGAACTTCGACAATATCTTCAATCAAACGAGAATACTCGTAGTGCTTGTCGATAGTAAGTGTAACTTCAGCATTTGTATTTTGCTGAATAGTTACAGTGTCAGCCGCAGTCTTTTCGTTAGCGGAACCACGATCAGGCTTTGGAATATGAAGAGTGTCGCCCTTCTTGCCTGTCATTGGCATTTTGTTTACGAGATTAGCAAGAACCAGATTTTTCTGGTAAGAAGCAACAATCTCGTCAGACCAAAGCTCTGGAATAAATCCAACGTCATTAGCGCCTTGGGCGTTTGCTTTTGTAACAGTATTACTGCTACTGGGGGTTAAGTTTGCCATAGTAAATTACTCCTAATACTGGCTATTTAACTCGACCCTCTGCGTATGCTTGTCTAATCTCTGGGACTAAATCTTGATAACGGTTTGGGTCAGTTCGCATAAGTTTAATAATATCAGCACGACGATAAATTTTACGACTTGGCTTTTCGCCCGAACCTTTAGTAGAACCAGTAGAAGCGGCTTTTAACTGACGCTTGCGATCTGCATCTTGCATGTCAGCAGTTTCTTTGACAATGCTTTGACGCTCTTTCCATAACGAAAGAAGTTCATCAGCGCTATCATAATGAAACTCTTTATCTGCACGTTGATACAATTCAGAGCGTATTTTAGAACTACCAACCCAACCTAAAAACTTCTCATCTTGAATGACTTCTTTGAAATCAGGATGATTAGTTTGAAGCTTGTTTAGTATTTCAGCTTGCTTCATTTGTATTGCAAGAGTTTCAGCTTCTTTAATTTTAGGATGCTTTGCAATTGCACGTTCTACCGCCTGTTGCGGATTCTCAAAGAAGTCAATCTCTTCGTCTTCTTTTTCTTGTGGGCTATTGGCTTTTTCAATTTGAGTCTTTACGAAATCATCAACAATCTTTCGGAGTTCCCCTACTTCAGAAGATTGCTTGCCTAAAAGTTTTTCCGCTTCTTGATGCATCTGGACAATATCTTTAATGTCCTTGCCCTGATATTTCTCAGGTATAGCTTCATCTTGAGCTTCTTGAATCTCTTCAGGCTCGGCAGGTTGTTCCTCTTCAGGAACCTGCGGCTCTTCTATTGGAGTGAGTTCTTCCCCTTCCTCTGGTTGATATTCGGGACTATCGTCTAAAAAACGTGCCATATTAATAAACTCCGTGCCGTAGCATTATGGATTAGTTATTTACGTGCGGCTCTTTCGTGATCTCTCGCCCACTTATCATCGGCATCAGGCCAACCCTGTCCTTTGAAATGTGAAGTAACACTGGAGATTATCCGCGTTGCAGTTTCGCCACACTCAGGACAACATGCAAAGTGATCGGTATGATCAACCCATTGTTCTTCGATGTGGTTACATTTAGTACATTTGAAGTTAAAACGCCTAAGCATTAGTCAGTTCCTCAAATGCATTTTTAATTCCATCTTCAAAGCGAACTGTATTTAATAATACAGACCGTTGTCCTTGAACATAGAATAAATCTTTTTCTGTTTTTAAATCTTCTATTCTTTGACTGTCAAGAGATTCTTGGCTATCCTCAACAAATTGTTTCCAACCGGGGTGCATAAACAAGTCAAAGTAGTTATCGTAGTATTCAGATTCTTCAGGACTCAATTGAGTTTCTCCCTAGTTAATGCAATTATTATACCACACTTTTATTTATTTGTCAAGTTTTTTTTACAGGAGCATTGTTTTGTTTCTTCTAATTTAGTTAAACGCTCATTAAGTTTTATCAAGATAGTATTCATTTGCTCGACTACTTCTTGGAACTTTTTTTCAGTTACTACCATTTACTTGCCTCATTTGAGTTTCAACAATTTCTTCTTTACTTGCAATCTCACGTTCTTTCAATACAAGTTCTGCAAGTTTTGCACGGCGCTCAAACTCTTTATCAACTTCATCGGGGCCACCTTTAGCCTGTACAGCAAGTCTACGAGTCTCCGCATCCAAAGGTAGCAGTTGACTTTCAATTGCATTTTGCTGAACACGCGATTCAATTTCAGCAGTCTGGGCTTGAATATTTTTAATGCTTTCTTGTTTTTGTGCCATGTCAATTTCAAGAAGCATTTTAGATTGCTGTTGTTTTTGTTGTTGTTGTTGCTGATTTGATTGGCGCAAGCCTTCAATAATTTGCTCACGGTTGCTAAGATTCATGTTATCTACAATAGATTCAATTAGCAAAGGATACATCGGAGAGTCAGGACTCATAGTTTGTAATAGCTGTACAAGTTGAGTAACCTCGTACTCTCGTGCAATAATACCAAGAGAACTGCTTGCAACAAATTTAAAGTCAGCTACAGGATACAACTCTGGATTAAACTGCATGTAACGGTAGGCCGCCTTTTTAACAAACGGTAACAAAAATGAATCTTGAAAATTAATCAGTGTGCGCTTGTGCCTTTTAATAATGGCTCCCAATGACATGCTGATACCTGCGGCTGTGGCATCCCCATTAATACTTCCCGGTATACCTGCCGCATCAATAGCCCCAGTTGCCATTTGAACCATTTGTTGGAGACTAGATGCTTGGTTAAATGTGTTGGCATCCAGATTTCCAAATCGGAACGGTTGTAAAACTTCTGAGGGATTCCCGTTTGTAAGGATGGCCTTGCCGGGTCTAACTTCCAACTTACTTCCGCGAGGAAGGCGTGAAGCATCAACAGCAAGCATAGGGTGTACAGTAAGCGCAAGTGCGTCAATTCTAGCTCGTAGTTCAGTGTCAAGGGCTTTTTGTGCGTTATATCCTTTTTCGCAAATGCCACGGCCCCAGAAACGAGAAGGAACAACATCCCACGGAAATGCAACAACGGGGCGATCTTGCATCATGTATGGGTTTTCTTCTATTTTAAGTAGTGTTCCACCATTAGCAATAATTACAATTGCTTCTACATATGGGGAGTAATCCTCAAACTCTTCATCGGTAGGGCGGTCTTCATCTTCTCCTTCATACAAAGCCGCTTCAAATAAATCACGAGGAAATAAACCATAATACTTTGTTAGACGAACTCGATCATCTAAATAGATTGTTAAGTCTTGATCAG